CTTCTTATGTGAGGATATTATCAACCCGAAAGATTCTGTAATATTGGTTTGTGCGGTTAGATGCCAAACCGTCTGCAGGTGATGCACCGACGAATGGGTTTGAAGCCATGCCGTAGCGTGTCTTAAAGCCAATCTTAGGCTGGAAGCTATCTTCACCGACTGCACGAACCATTGTCAATGGAACGTATGGGCAGTAGAAGAGACCTGCGTCATATGGGTTAGTACCTTTGTAACCAACGTTAACGTAATCGGCTGATGCATATGGATCAATGTAGACCCGTGTACGACCGTTTAGTACACCAGCAAATGTGTTGCCTGTGTCATCTACGTTCAAGTTGGTTGACATTGCTGGTGAGTAGTCCAACATGCCTGAAGCTGCAAGAGCAGAAGCAACATCTGATGAACAGATGATGAAGTTACCCTTACCACGGCGTGTTTCTTTAGCAATTGTGTTTGCCTCACGCTCGATCTGTACGATCAGACCTTTGAACTTCTCAACTGACCAGCGGCCATCAGCGTCTGATGACAAGTTAAAGATACCTTTTGTGGTAACGTTAGCTTGACGAGCACCGATTTTAGCTTGTGCGTTAACTGTGCGGATAACCTCACGGTTAATTTCAGCAAGAATTTCAGTTGACAGAATGTTTGCTAGCTCTGTTTCAGCATCCAAACCATGAATGGCTTTTAGATCCTGAGCAAGTTCTAGTGTGTATTCTGCTTTCAGTGCACGGCTTTTGGCTGTGACTGTTGCTTTTTCAATGGTAAAGCCCATTTCTGCAAAGCCTTCGCCTGCGCCATCGCCCAGTGCTTCAGCTTCTGCAGTTGTGTATGCATCACCAGTTACTGGTACATATGAAGTGTCTGAGTCGACGATTGATGAATCAACGTCGGTGTCAGATACACCAGCAAGGCCTGAAGGACCTTCTGCACCACCTGAAGATGTTGATGAGTCACCTGAATAGTTAACAAGTGCTTCGTTGAATAGTGCTTCGTCACCAGTAGCTGCACCAGCTTTGCTTGACTGGTAAGTTGACTTCATGGCAAAGATAAGACCTGTTGGGCCAGACATTGGCTGAACACCACAGACATCATATGCCATTAGGTTAGGCATTGCACGACGAACAAGTGCGATCAATACTGGATTCCAGTTGTCGACGTTACCTGTTGCGTTAGCAGGTGCTGCTTCGTTAAGCATACCTTCTTCACGCAGTGCAATTTCTTGGTTTTCTAGAACAGCAGCTGTTACTGCTTTCCGGTGCGCGTCTTTGATAGTACCAGCTGACTCTTCGTTCAGTACTGGTGCCCATTTTTCGACGAGCCGATCGTATGATACTGTATTTTGCATCGTTTCCGAGCTCCTTAGTTTTTGGTTTGTCTCTTAATGGCAGAGAGATACTGATTCATTGAGTCTGAAGATTCGACTTCAAAAGCGTCTTCTTCATCTACGATTTCTTCAGTAACTGCTGCGGCCTTCTTGTTGAAATAAGATTCTTTTACAGTGTTTACCTTTTCGGCGAAAGTAACTTCGTCGTCAAAGTCTACGTCTGCAACAAGACTCTTGAGCTTGTCAATTTGAGTCTCTGCAAGATCACGTGTTGCTTCACGAATGATAGCTTCACGCTTGTAACCTTCCAGTTCCTCTGCCATTTCGATGGCTTTACCAGTCTGATTATTGAGTTTCTCTTCGAGTTCCTCAACTTCAGATGCTAGTTCATCGACTAGGTCGACCTTAGACTCGGGTACTTCGATATATGATTCTGTGAACAAATCTTTCAGATTAGTCATAAACTTCTCTGCAATTTCTGTACGCAGTCCAGATTCGATAGCAACTTTATTGTCTTCGATCCACTGTTCGACTACATAGTTCAGGTATGAATCTACCTTTTCTACGAGATCTTCTTTAGTCGTCTTGATTTCCTCAGAAAGTTCTTCTTCGTACTTTGCTTCAAGACGATCAATCTCTTCAGACAGCTTTGATTTAATTGCTGCTTCAAAGATTGTTTCAGCTTTTGCTTTAAACTCTTCGGACAGTGTTGCTTCTTCATTTACCAAAGCATTCAGATCTGCTGAAAAATCTGCTTGATAGTGAATGTCTTGCTTTTCAGCAATTGCTTCACCTTCAAACTGATCTTCATCTAGATCATCAGACATCATTTTGCCATATGCAGCAGTGAGTTGGTCTTTTTTCATACCATTCATCATTGTGTACATAGCATTAATCATGCCAGCTTTTGTCTTTGGCATTGGATCCTGCATAGTGTTATCTGTTCCACGCTTTTTAGCACTTGGACCAGCATCACTAGCAGCATCAGCAGAAGCGACCGATTGGGCTTCAGCATCTTTTGGATCGTGAGTGTTTGCTTCCACAACTTCGTTCGTTACTTCGTCGTGGAGTTCAACATCATGATCTTCAATGATTTGATTATCAGTCATTATTGACTCCTTGTTATTTAGATTTAAGTAACGAGAGGAAATTCTTAAACTCACGAACCTGTGTCTCATAGAGATCGGTGCGTGGAGCCTTCTTAATTTCAGTCTCCATCTTTTCAATAGTTTGTGCTTCAATTATGCCGTTATTCCATACCCATTCTACGCCTTCCATGATCCCATTAACAAATGCGCCAGGAGCAGATGGATCTTGAACAATGTCAATAGCATTGAGTAGAAAATCTTCTTTTACTACCATAGCGCCATTTTGTTGCATCAAACTTCCCATACCACGAGTCGAAACGCCTAGTCCTACACCACCGTCGAGCAAACCTTGTACGATCATACCCATTGGAGTTTCTAGGATTGTGGCTCTTCCCATAACATCGTTGCCCTTGAATTCAAG